AATGAGGGGGTTTCGTAGCCCTCCACTACCTCTTTGCCGTAGATCTTAAGCCCGGTCGCGTCCGCCAATAGGTCATTTATTGCCGTTTTGATTGCAACATTGGATAGCATACGCATACCTCCTTATAAATTGTGGTTGTTTAATACCTCGTCGCATATTTTTTCAAACCGATCCGGTATCACGTCGCGGTATTCGTTCCGCGTCTGCTCCATCATGTGTTTACCCGGCACAAATCCAATAACCTTACCGCCTCTCACAAGATTGTGACCGTATTCGACTAAATGGAAATGGTACGCGCTGTTGTAAACCAACGCTATATACTGGTCGCCGTCTTTTTTCGTCTTAACTCCAAATTTCCTGCGCAGCTTTTCCGCAGGCTTTTTACTTGTGTTTCCGTCCGGCGTCCTTTCCTTGCAGCTTTTCTTAAACTCGTTCGCGACTTTTCTAAGCCCTTTTCGCATTTCCGTTGGGTATTCCTGCATAGCAAACTTCAAATCGCTTTCCAAATCCTCCAAGCCGTCCATTGTAAAATCAAAATTAGCCATTTTCCACGCTCCTTGTTTCGTCGATCTTCTCGGTCGCTGAAATCTCTAACATTTCGTTGCTTTCCCGGATATTGCGGATAGACTTAATGTTAAACAGACGGTCGCGGAATTGTATAAACATATCCGGCGTTATGTCGCTCATGTAGCGGGTTGTTATGATGTAGGTTAGTTCCGGGTGTTCTTTTTCCGCCTCGATGTACTCGCGCCCGCTTTTCGGCTCCACGCTCGCCCAAACCGTCCGGATCTTCTTTAACGTCTGCTGCGTTTGGTGCATTTTGTTCTGCGTTTCCTCAAACCGGCAAAATGTAACCCTTTTGTTTGTCCTGCCTATATCCATTTTTACCGCCTCACTCCTTTAATTGTAGCTGCAACAACAACGATCTTGTAATAAAGGTAAATTCGTCCGGCGCTCCTCCGGCTGCTGCCGACGCCTTGTTGCTACTGACCGCCCCTCGGTTTTCATACCAATAGGCAATCAATAGGTTTAGATACACCTTTTCCAGTGTGTAATCTATCTCGTTTCCGTCGGTGTCCGTTTCCGGGTATGTTTTGCCGGTCGCATTTTCCAAATACTGTTGCGCTGCGGTAATCAAATTTGTTATAAGCGCGTCGTCGTCGTCAAGGTCTACCCTTAAATGGTTCTTAACCTCCTCTAACGTCAAAATCATACCTTAATTACCTCGCTTTGCTTAAGCGGGGCGGTTTCCCGCCCCTGCTGTATTATTTACTCTGCTGCTCCAAAAACTCTGCGATAATATCCGCTTTCGTGTCTGCCTCGGTCTTAGTCATGGAATAGCCCAATTCCCCTGCAAGCGCCAAAATGTCGGATTTTGTCAGCTTGTTTAACTCTTTCTCGCTGTACGTTCCATCGCCGTTAATGTCGTCCGGTACGCCGTCGCCGTTGATGTCTTTCCCGGTCGTTGTAACCTCCGCAAGTCCCATCACGATAGCGTCGGCGTCCACGGTCTGAATGTCTAAGCGCTCCCTTACCTTAACGCTTGTCTGATCTCTTTCCCATGCCCCGGCTGCAAGGTTGGTAATGTCGATCGTTAATGTCTCGCGGTCGAAAATCGTGATTGCCTCTTTGAGATCGCCGCACACGATAGGCGCTTTCCCTCCGATGTTCGGCATCGTCTTATTTGATACGACTTTAACCGGATATGTGCCAAATAACAATTTCTTCGTTTTGTCCGTCGGATCCGGCTGAATGATGTACTCGCCCTTTTCGTTCTTCAACTTGTCTAAGAAGTTAAAGCCGCTCTGATTGGTCAGCACGACCGCGCCTAACGCGATTGCCGGATCGAGCATTACGTTAAAGATGTCCTTAAGGTCGTCCAGCCCGGTTACTGCCACTTCTAAGCCGCCGCAGATCTCTTTGATCTTTGCAACGATCATAAAGTTACGTGTTGCCTTTGCTTTCTTGGCGATCCACCGGCGCAGGTAGCCCATGATGTTTTCCGCCGTATCGCTTAACAACTCCTGCGTTACTTTGAGGATCCCGCCCTTTTTCTTGATCTTGTACTCGATGTCCTCAAACTGCGGTGTCGATACCTCCGGGAACTCTGCCGCCTCGTCCACGTTGTCAAACGGCGTCTGATCCGCTGCGCGCTCGATAACTCTTGTGCCGGAATTGGTGTTGACGTGCTCCACGTTTACCAAATTCTCCAATGCGTCCTCGCTGCGCCTCAACTCCTTAATCTGTGTCCGAATGTCTTTCGGTACGGTTAAGCCGCCGTCCTCGTCGCTGCCCTCTGACATTGCGTTAAGGATCTGTGCGTCCTCCTCGTCAACGCTCTTGTGTTTCCACGCCGCCTTGATTGCGTTCGTGAACGCTTTAACCTGCTTTGCAAGTCCGTTTTTCTCCTCTCCGGCTGCCTGCGCCTGCCCTGCCTCTGCCTGCTGCTGTGCTCCCGCTGCCGCTTCGTCCTCGACCTCTGCAAGCAGGTCAAACGACGCCTGCAATTTCTTCAACTCCTCCTTTTCGCTTGTGGCATCGTCCAGTTTTCCGTCTGCTACAAGCGCTCTGATCTGTGCTTTCTTCGCATTGATCTTGTTAAGTAATTCCCTCATTTCCTTACTCATGGTTTTGTTTCCTCCTTGTTATGGTTGTATTTGTTTGGTTTAAGACTTAGATATAGTCCAAATCTTTCAAAATCTCCGCTTTCTGACGTTCCAAATCGTCTTTTTGACGTTCTGAACCGTCGCCCGGCGTCTGTGCTGCCGCTAAATTGTCTTTGATCGCCTCGACAACTGCCGCCGCAATCTTTTCGGCTGTTAAAGTTTCGTCCGGCTGCTTTGGCGTTAAATTCTCCGGCAAATTGTTATATTTGCTGTAATAATCGCTTGCCGCCGCTGCCGCGTTGCTGCTCTCGGCTATTTCGATGTCGAAATATTCCTGCCACTCCTCGCCGTTCTTCCACGTCTCCGCGTTAATAAGGTCGTTGATCTGCTCCTCTGTGACGCCCTCTTTCGCGTGCTGCATATACGTTGTTAAAATGACCTTTTGGCAACCGTCTAAAACGTCTGCCTCCTTGCGCATTTCGTCCGCATTGCCCCACGCGATACTTGACGGCTTGTGTATCATCATTTGCGCGTTTGCCGGAATAATGATTTTATCCCCCGCCATTGCAATTACACTTGCAATCGACGCCGCCAAACCCTCAACGTAAACCGTTATTTCCGCGTCAAACCGCTTAAGCATATTGTAAATAGCAATACCGCCGAAAACGGAACCGCCGCCGCTGTTTATATGCACGTTGATGTGCTTGACGTTCTCTAAGGCGTCCAAAAACTCCTTGACGTCCGACGGCGCTTTGTCCTCCGGGTAATACTTTTGCCACTCTCCCATGCTTTCGCTATTGATGTCGCCGAAAAAGCAAAGATCCGCGCTTTCTTCTGTTTGGTTTTTGATTTCGATAGATCCAACCTCGCGCAGCTTGTTGTTTCTGTCGTTCTTTGTCAGCTTCAATAATGGCATTTTAGCTCTCTCCTCCTTTCTTCCCATAATTCATGCCTAACTGTGTCAGCCGGATATAATTACCGTTGCACATTAGATCGTCTCCGCCCTGCTTTTCCGGTGCGTCCAGTAATGCCCGCGCCTCGTTCGGCGTTCTAATGCCGTTTTGCACATATTTGCTTAAGATCTCGGCTTGTGCTTTCGCGTCTGTCCTCAAAATGACATTTTCGTTGAACTTGAAATAATAGCCTGCCTTGATCTCTGACGGATCCAATAACTTGTAATTTAGTTCCTCCTCGTACTGTTTGAGTATGTATAATTCTGTGTCTACATAAAAGGAAAGTTGCTGCATTTCCGAATTGCTGTAACTGCTCTTTTCGTAGTCGTTGATTTGGTTCGGCTTGATCCCGAACGCCCCGGCGATCTGCAATGCAGTGTATTTTGACAATTCGTAAAATTGACTATCTGTTAAGCTGATACTTAACGGCTCTATCTTCATTCCGATTGGAACCGGGATAAACTTACCGGCATTGTTTACGCCGGTTGCGTACTGCTCAAACTTTGCTATCAGCGCCTTTTCTTTCTTTGGATCCAAGTCGCCGGTATATTGCAGCATTGCACGCGCGGTCAATCCGCCCTCATACAAGTTATTTTTGAATTTCTGCGACGCAAGCGCGCCGTCTATGGTACTTCTAAGCACTTCCCGGACGCTTGCCCCGGTTATTCCGTCAAACGTGGTCGATGTCTTAAAGTGCATTACCTCGTGCTGCTTGAAAAAATAACTTTCGCCGCTATAAGCGTCCGAATACCAATAGTACAATTCGCCTTTGCCGCCGAATATGCCCTTGTCGTCCACAATAACGGTAACGTCCTTTGTCGGCATGATCCACAATCCCTTGATCTTGAAATCGCCGCCGTATTTCATGCGGTTAAACTCGCTCTGAATCCATACATAGGCGTTTCCGTAATGGTTCCGGTTGTTTTCAACTGCCGTCCAAAACGTCGTAGGCGTCATTTGCGGGTTGGGGCGGTACTTTAGCAGGTGGTAAACCTCGTTCGGCTCCGCCTCCTGCCTGCCCTTTGCGTAAAATTTTATAGGCATTTTGCCTACTGTTTCCGATAGCATTTTTAAGCAGGTAAAGTAAGTAATCTCTTGGATTGGTCGATTATACGGCGCTTTAATGCCTAACCAATCCAATAGCCGCTCGTCGTTTATCCCTACTACTGTGCTGTCTGTCGGATCTCTCTTAAACTGCGATCGGATCGCGTCTAATAAATTCACTTTTTACACCTGCCTTTCACTCGTACATTTCCAAGAACGCGCCCACGGCGTCGTTAATGTCTACCGCGTCCAGATCTGCGCCCATTGCTATCTTGTGCGAACAAATCGCCGCGTCGCATGGATCTATACGGTTTTTCTGTAACATTTTGTCTATCTTTATTTCCCCGAAACTGTTCGGTTCTGATAAAATAGCGTCATTCATTGACCGGGTTAGTAATACGTTGCCCTTGTTGTATTCCATATTGTGTGCCTTTACCTCTAATTGGAAATCTACTGTTGCGTCGTTTAGGCTCCGGGCGCTCTGCTTTATCTCTATAAGGTCGCACCCGAAATCTTCAAGATCCGACAAAAACGCGCTTGCGTTGTGCGGATCGTACCCGATCGCGATTAGATCTAACTGGTATTCGTCTACTAAGTCGTGCAGGCTGCTTAATATGGTCTTGTAATCGGTCTTTATTCCCCCGGCTGCTGTCGTGACCGTCAATAACCCCTGCTGCTGCCAAATTACATAGGGCGCGTTGTCCTCTAAGTCCATGTGCTCTTGCAGGCGTCTTTGTGGCATAAATGATTGACTATGCAGGAAATAGCGCCGGTCGCCGGTGTTTTCGTCCTCGTATGGGAACTCTAAACAATAGCTTGTCAGATCCCCGCCGCTTGATAGATCCAATCCGACGATTGCCTGCTGCCCGATGAAATCCTTTAGGCTTCTTTCGCTGCCGCACTTTTCCCATTCTGCAAGGTCTATAAATGCCGTTTCCGCATTTGTAACCCAAATGTTTAGGCTCTTTGTCAAGAAATCCCGCAACTCTGATCCGCCCATTGAACGCGCTTTGTTCGCGTCCTCCTGCATGATCGCCATTAAATCGGGATCTTTGCCGGTTAATGGGTTACACTTGATCCAGTTTTCGGGATCCCAAATATCGTCCTTTGCGTCCATTTGGGCTATATAAATAAATTGCCGCTCGTTTACGTCAATTCCACGTAATACCCGGCGGCAATATTTATACAATTCGTAACACGGCGCGTTAAGGTTAAATCCTGCGGTCGTAATTACTGATATGAGCGATTGTTTTAATTTTCTCGTGCCGCCCTTAAGCAGCTTATACATTTGGTTGTCTTTGTGCGCGTGGTATTCGTCAACAATTCCAAGATACGGTCTAAATCCGTCTATCGTGTGGGTATCTCTACCCAATGCCCTTATTACCGTGTTTGTTATCTTCCCGGTGACTTCGTTCTTATAGTCCTTGATCTCAAATAGATCTTTTAGATCGTGATCCGCGTTGATGAACTTCGTTATTTCGTTTAGGACGATCCGCGCTTGATCCGCTTTTGTGGCGGTGCAATAGATCTGACCGTAATTGTAATTGTCAAAATTGCAGCACTTAATACCCAATATCGCGTTTAATACGCTCTTGCCCTGCTGCCGCGCCACTTGCACATAGCTGTCTGTAAACCGGCGCTTGCCGGTTTTCTTGTGTACCCAACCAAACAATGATCCCAAAATGAACTCTTGGAACCCGGCGCAGGTAAATTGTTCGTCGCCCTCGCCCTCGGCAATCGTCAATTTGTTCGCTAACTCTATAATGTCCTCTGCCTTTTCCACGTTAAAAACGTATGGAAAGTTTGGATCGTTCCGATCTGATCGCGCTAGATCGTTAATGTGACGCTTAAATGCCAATCTCGCGTCCTCGCCGAAATCTTTTTTATTTTTTACGTTTGCTTTCGCAAATTCTGTTACGCGATCCATGTATTATTAACCTGCGGTCGTGTGAACCAAAAATTTATTTTCCGGCGGCTTATCCTCTGCTTTCGGCATTGACAATTTGCACCGGCTCGAAATGGTTAATCCCAATTCCCGCGCGCAATCGTTAGCTTGCTTTTGCGCTTTGATCTGCATTTTCTGTAAATAGCCATACTCGCTGTACTGCTGTGCTATCTGTGTTTCCTCCGATACTGCGCTTTTCTTGTCCGGCGTGAACTTGATCTTTGATAGCTGCTTTGTCAGCTTTGTGTATTCGCTATCTGCTCTAACGTACCTCGCCAAAACGTCGCAATCTAAATTTGTCATAATGCCAATATCTATTAACTGCTGCGCGATCTCGTTAAACTTCTCTTTTTCTTTCTTTGTCAGATATGCAGGCGGTATAACATTGTCGCTCGGCGCGCTTATTTCTGCGCTTTTCCTTGCGTCGTACTCCGCCTTTGTCAAATGTTTCTTGC